CGAAGAGGGTATCGTAACCGGCAGGATTTTTTGCAACACTATTTTTTACCCCGTGTACCGCGTTCGTAAAGAGAACGGCGAGTTTAGCTTGTACTTTCGTATGCATTTGCCCGACAAAAGAATTAGGGAGTTTGAGTTAGACACAATGACACTTGCCGCTCCACAGAAAACTTGTGAGGGACTTGCGCGGTATGAAGTTGTTGGATCAAACATAAAGGATGCTAACTTGGTAATGAACGCGTATCTAAGAGCGTCTCTGGAAAAGCTTAAGCGAGAGGCAGAAGAGATCAATACTCATACCAGTTTTGGGTGGAACGCTGACTATTCTGGCTTTCTGATTGGCGACAGACTTTATTCTAGAGACGGCATGGTTAAGAAGGTCCTTTTGGGTAACTACGCCAGAGATAAAGCTGACCACTTTCCAGCCCCTAGGGGGACCCTAGAGGGGTATGCACATGCGCTACAGGAGCTATACGGTCAGAAGGGCATGGAGCCCATGCAGTACGTCATATGCTCTGCTTTTGGGTCTATCCTTACCCCGATGGGTGATGCCATGTACAGAGGCCTTTTGCTGGCGATTACTGGTGAGGATACAGCCAAGGGTAAGACCACGGTCTGTTGGTCAGCTCTATACGCTTTTGGCGATGCCTCCAAGATGTCCATTGACAACGCTACATACAACGCAAGGTACGCACGACTAGGCGCTTACAAAAACATACCTGTATTGTTCGACGAGGTCACTAACATTGAGGCAGACGACCTGAGCCAGTTGGCTTACACAATCTCTAACGGAAAAGAGAAAGAGCGTTTAACCACTGGTAGGGGTCAGGGCACTAGGTTTGCTGAGTCTATGCCGTGGTGGTTGAGTCCATTTGCTACCGCCAACAAAGACTTGCATTCGCTTCTAGCGGCCAGGCAGAATAATACTCAGGCAGAAGCAGTTCGTATGATTCAAATTAAGATCGACCAATACGACTTGCCCAAGATGAAGGCTAGCCATGTAGAGATTCTTAAGCGCCGTATGCAGCTAAACATGGGCACAGCTGGTGAAGCATTCATTAAGTACACTGTGGAGAACCTAGATGAAGTAACAAAGCTTATGGGCGAATGGGCTGATAAGTTTGAGCAGCGTATGCCAGACGTTAAGTATCGGTTTTATCGTAGCCACGGTGTATGCGCACTAACATCTTGTCTCATTACTAACAAGCTCGGGATCACTAATTTCGATGAGAATGTGCTGTTTGAGTTTTCGATCAACTTGTTTGAGAAGTTAGCTGCCACGGTTCTAGAGCAGAACACTGTTAGCGCAGAAGATGCTTTGAGCCGCATGCTGAATGATCTGTCGCCACGGATTATTTCGTCCTACGAGTACCGCGATGGTAGGGATAGCCGAGGTCCAGAGAGCGTTAATCGGATTAACGGATCAGTAGCAGGACGTTACATACTTGGAAACTCAACAAGCAAAGATAACCCGCTGTCAGGCAAGTTGTACCTAGTCAAAAAAGAAATAAGCGACTGGTGTCTTAAGCATAGGGTTGACCCTAAGAGCATTATCGACGAGGCGATTAAGAGCGGTTTTGCCTATGAGAGTAAAGAGAAGTTCAACATCGGGCGTGGTACTACCATCGCTGCAGGTCAACACAGGTGTTTAGTAGTTGATATTGCTCAGATGGAATCAGCAGGTGTAAGCCCAAAACTTACTGTCCACAGGGGCGGTAAACTTCAGGGTGACAAGTCAGCTACAGATGATGTATGATTGTCCTGTCCCACTGCCATGGGACTCTCCTCAGTAGTATTTGCCCCGGCTTCGGTCGGGGTCTTTTTTTGTCTGTCCTCTTCGTAGTGATGCTTTCTGTGGCAGTTAGCGCATAACACTACACATCTATCTCTGGCTTCCGCTATTGCTTTCCTGAAACTGCCAGCGGCAATTAGCTTGTGAACTTTTTTGTTATCCGGATGTCTTTCTACGTGATGAAAGTCTAACGTAGCAGGGTGGTTCTCACCACATTTTGTACAAGACAGAGTTGCTTTGTATTCTGCCCATGCTTTTCTGTACCTATTCTTTACTTCGTTTACTATTTTCTTATGGGCTTCTTTATTTTCTTGGTAGTACTTACGACGATATGCGTTATATTTTTCTTTATTAGCTTCCCTTTGCTTTCGCTTTCTCTCTCGTTCTTTCTCGCTGGTTTTGTATTCCGTTTTTTGGTATGGCTCTTTGAACAGTAGAGGCTTTAAGGGCTTTGGCTTTTTCATAGTTTCTTTCGCCAATAGCAGGTGGAATCTATTCCGTAAGGCCAAGATGGGTCATACATTGAGTAACCGCAACGTATTAGATTGTTAGCGCTTTGCGGATTTTGATTGGTATCCGAGATCATGTAAGTCCAGCCTATTTTTCTGGCTAGTTTTTCTCTGGCAGTTATCATCCGCCGCTGAAGGCCTCTACCCCGGTGGTCAGGCAAAACAGCAGAGCGCCACAAATAACCGCAGTCCGACCATCTGGCAGATTGCCGCATGGCACAGAAACCCACAAGTTCACCCTTGTACCAAACCCCCCACCAGTATCCGGATTCAGGCTCCAGCACCTTATCAACAGGGAAGCACTCTTTATGGATCTCTTTTATGAGGTCCACTACGATGTAGTCATCTAGGTCTACACGTAGAATCTTGTACATGACTTTAGTCTATAGAAAACATTATCCTGAGGATAAATAAATCTATAACCAAAGAAGACATGAAGTTCTCGTCCCCAGGGACATACTCAACTCCAAGGCAGATACCGGGGATCAAGTACAGTTCGATCTGATCGATCATAGTGCCTCCACTGTTTCGTAAACGGCAAGACGCTCACGCAGTTCGGCAATTGTTTTGTCGCGTTCTGCTAGTTTTTTCTGGAAAGCTTCGTTCATATCAATCCACATTTGCAGAGTTTTAGTGCGCTCTTTGTGGTCTTCCATCATGACATTAAACAAACGCTCGGATGCTTCAATCTGCTTTTGAATAAAGTTCACTTTGTTTCCTATCGATATTTAGAAGTCTTTTCTGCAATCTTTTTAGGCTGTTTTACAAACTGTTTTCCCGCTTTATTTCCTGCCGCTTTTGCCCTATTAGTGGCTGCTTTCTCCGCTGGACTAAGCGACTTCCATGCTGCATCTGGTAAGTAGCGCTTTTTGCCTTTGCTAGGAGAACCGTCTGAAGTCCGCCATTTCTGGTCAGTCCACTCCCTCAAAGACTGCTGCGGATCTTTTTTCACGACTTATACCCCCCACCTTTAGCTTTGTATTCACGCGCTAGCATCTGAGCTTTTCTGGCAGACCATTCTCCGGGATCACCGCCTTTGCCGCCTGCTTTGATCTTTTCAAATAGCGCTTTACGCATACTAGGTTTAGTGTATACACCTGCTTGGTTAACTTTTGATTTCGTAGCCATGACAGATCACCACTTTACTTTGTGGCTCCAATAGCGAGCCGACATCTTATCTGGATTGGGGTCTTGTGCGTTATGGCGAGCGTAGTAAGACTTCTTGCGTGCCTTGTCTTTTTCTGTCTTAGGGTTTTTACCTGCCCCCTCAACCCCCTGCTGCCCAAAGCGGACGATCTTCTCTTTACCATCTTTGCAGGCTTTTACGACATGCGATTTCGTAGGATGGCTAGGAGTTCGTTTGGGAGAGTTACAGGCCATCTCCGACTTTTTGACTGGTTTACTCATCTTCTTCCTCCGTTATATCTTGCACAAAGCCTCTGGTCTCACGGGTAAACTGCACTCCACCCCTAGTCTCTCTTTCACGCTTTCTCTGTTCTTGTGGTGAACGCAACAGATTGGATATTGGCTGGCGAGAGAACCCCATGGAAACCCTAGAATCTTGGAGGCTCTTCCACGCATCCCTTGCCTCTTGCATTGTTGCCCGATCATTTTCTCGATAGGCTTTTGCGTACTTACGTTTTAGCTTTGTAGTGCGCTCGTCAAAAAACTTCTCTGCTTCGATCTTAGATCCCACATCGAATTGCTGCTCGGTCAGTTTAGTGGACGGTAGACCCAAAGCAGTCATGAAGATTTGCAGCGTCGACAGTTCATCTGGAGAAAGAGTTACATCGTTATTTTTCTGAGTCACACCCTCAGTGGACAACCTATAGGCTTTCATGGCGTCAGATACACCCTTGGGCATAAATTGCTCAAGACCTTTGTAGTAGTTGCCATTCTGAATGTGCTCGACCCCACCGATCGCCCGTGGCACAAGACCGCCAATGAACGGGCCCATAGACGCAGTAACTGTTTTCTCCCAGCCTTGTTTAGACAGATCAATATCAGCGTACGGCAGAATAGACAGCATCTGGCCCATACCTAGTTTTCCTGACAAGTCGATACCAAAGTTAGCAGGTACTCCACGGGTCATGAGGATGCCTACATCCTCGCCAAAATACTCACGCAATTCACGCTCTGCATCAAAAGGCTCGTCTTCATCGCCAAACAATGCGCCCCAAATGGCAGCAATCGCTGAGAACGCTGGCAGGCCAACAATTCCGCCCATAACTCCTGCGTGCCCAAACACAAACATAAGCGCTTTTCTAGCTGCTGCTTTTTCTTTCGGATTGCTGTTTCTAAACGCATCGTTAAACAGCCTAGCCATCATGGAGATCTGGATAAGCTGGAATTTGCGGAACTGAGTTACCAGCCTGCCGATGCCTTTACGCATAAATCTAGGTGCGTTGCCTCCCGAGTAATCACCATGAGTGATGCGAATAACTTTTGCTGCGTAGTCTCTGGCGTCACCTTCTGATCTATTAGCACCTTTAGCTAGGCGGTACGCAGTAATAGCAGTGGCAATCCGGTTAACCATCTCTGCTTTTTGTGCAATGCTTTGTAGAGAGTTAGTTACTTTGCCTAGATTCTGGATAGCGTTATCGCTAGAGGACTCCCAGCGGCCTAGATCTTGCTCAAGACTGATATCGATAACTCCACGATTGACCATATCTTGAATAGCATCTCGCACATCAGCTGGCAATTTGTTGAAGTCAAGTTGCTGTCCAAGGCTAATGTTTCTAAGTAGAGCAAAAGTATCAGGGTAAGCGCTACTTAGCATTTGTGCTTGAGTCTTTGCATAGCCAAACTCACCAGCCATATACGGAACAGACAGCATAAACGGCTGCGTAAGGTTTTGCAGATAGTAAGCAGGGCTTGTAAGCAGCATCATGAACGACGTTGTAGCCATGGCCTTATTCAGAATTGGCGATGGATCGTAGTCGTAGTCCATACTGTGTCGACGTACAAACTCGTTGTAGTACTTTCTTGACTCTGCGTTTTGCCCGGCTTCTTGCTTCATTGCTCTTAGGGCTTCGTAGACGCGTTCTGTGTTAGAGACTGCGCCAATAAAGTGAGCCGTAGCCCTACCCTGAGTAGCAAAAGCACGCATCATGTCGTCATCAGCACCTGCCACTCCGAGACGCCTATTAGTTGCATGCATGGCTGATTGTTGACCAAGCATTTGAATATGCAGATCGTTCACAAGTTTTTTAAGCGCATTTGTAGTTGCAGCGGAAGTTTTTGTTTCCCCCACTTCTTCTACGAGGTTGCGAATGCGAGCAAAAACTTGATTTATGTCATATCCACCATACAGTAATTCGTCGGCAGCTTTTTCAAACGCATCAGAAACTTGATCGTATGTACCCCTAATGGAGTTAGCTATCGTCTGGCCTTCACCTTTAGTCTCAGCAAAAGCAACATAGTAATGGGCAGGATCTTGTTTTAGCTTGCGGATCTCAGCTGCGTTATTGTTCTTTTCAGCGTCTATGAGCCTTGCTGACTTGCCTACGACAACGTAGTTACCAAAACGCTTGAGCGGTGCATATGGCTTGTTGCCAGCGATGGACAACAGGTTGTTGTAGTCCTTCAGAGAATTATCTTTGGCAGCTTGTAGTTTTGCCACTTCGGCTAGGTCATTAGCTTTTTGTGCCTCAGCAATAAGTGCATCGTATTGTGTAGTAATGTTTTCCCTTACAGTTTTCTTCATCAGCTGCAAGGTTTCATACCCATGGGTAAATACGTCTTTGATTACTTTTTGTGCTTCCGGTGGGAATGCATTGAACCTACGCTCAAGGTCTGGGTCAGGTACCACAGCCGAATCTTGCTTGATCTTGTACCCCCACTTACCGGACATGGTGGAGTCTTTTATGAACTTGTTGACCGAGTTAGGTCCAGTCCCTTTAACCGCAGCTGGCAGTTTGTCAAAAGAATCTAGGATTCGTCTAACTTTAAGCTCAAGCTCAGTAGTGGTAACAGCCTGTTTAGCTTTGTAGTCAAAAAACTTTTTGACCGATGGCATCATTTTTGAAGCAACGTCAGCCAGATCAGATGTAAAGCCAAATGTAGGCACAACTTTACCTAAAACTTCCATTATGTCGGTTGCATACGGCCTGACCGATGGAGGAAGTTTATTTATGTTTGTTTGCGCTTTTTTAGAAAACGTAGGCTTTCTCCCGCTGCCTTGCGTGTACGTAGCCGCACGGAAGATATTTTTATCGTTAAAGATAACTAGATTACGGGTGAGCTCAGTGTCTTCTGGAGCTTTTTCTAGTTTTTGTTTTGCAGTAGCAATCCCTTTTTCTAGTGTCTTAATACTGTCCTCAATTGATAAACGATCAGCTACCCAACCCGGACTTTTGGCCTTTTTAAAGCTTTCTAGCTGCTTTTTGTTCTGTTCTAACAAAGCCTGTTTTTCAGCTATTTGCCGTCTGTAAAACGATTTAGTTTTACCTCTACTAGTAGCATCTAAGAACTTAATACCACGAATACCGACAGAATCCAGATATTTAGAAGCTACCTCGTCCGCACCCATAGAATTGTTGGCTTCAATCCCCATGTGGTAAACAATAGATTGTTTTGGATCAAGTCCTGCGTCAAGTACGTCCCGGTAGTCCGAGTAGATTGCTTCTGATAGCGCTCTATAGAAATAAGCTCCGTCTGTCGCGCCTATAGCATCTTTTATACTTAGAAGATCTGATTCATCTTCTGTGTAGGGTTCGTAAGACGTATTTGCAACAAGACGGTCAAAAATTTTCTTGAAATTTTTATCAGCAAATAATTTTTTAAGAATAGTTTTCTGTTCTGCTAGCGGAATATTCCAGTCGAGCAGTTCGCCTTGCTTGGCGTTTATATCTACGCGTAACAACTTCCCAGGAGGTTCTTTACCTTTAGTAATTCTAGTTTCTGCTTTGTTAACGTCTAAAGTGTCGGCAATTTTTAGTGCTGCGTCAAAAGTTTCTTCACTAATCCCAGACGGAATATCATAATAATTTTTAATTTGATCAATGCCTTCAGCAATATCGTTAACATAACCTGATTTGAAATAAACTGCCGCCAGTTGGGCTATTTCTTCCGGCGTCTGAATATTGGAGATATCAGGCAACTTTTTGCCATCGTAGTAGCTGCCAAAAGTATCTGGTGTTTTTTTGCGTGCTACATCCGTTAGCATGTAATCTTTAGCGATTGCATATTTCTGTGCTACGTAACTACCCCAACCATATGCTTGCGCTCCTTCGCCAGACCCCATAAACCTGTGATCGAACTTACGGAAGTTGGCTGCAGTGCCATGCCAAGTACCACCAACTTCAAGACGAGCTGCACCATAAGCCATGTTGAGGACATCAATAGCGTCAAGCTTGTCTGGATTAATGCTTAGTTTTCTAACAGCTCTCTTGAACGCTGCCCATAGTGTGCGGAACCACGCGCCAAATCCTTTTTGAGTGGACACAGCAGTGGGGTTTACTCCTGCTAAAATAGCTTCTTCAATGAAGTAAGCAATCAATTCTCTGTTATAAGATTCTATTGGAGTATTAGCATATTTAACTCTAGCCATCGCTCTAATAGAAATAACAGACTCAATTGAATCATCATTTTTCCCTGACCACTCAATAACCTGATCTACAAGAGTGTCAAACTCTTGGTCGCTAAGCATATTTTCCAGGCCTAGGTGTGAACCTATTTCGTGCATGATTACTGCACGTTCTGTACCTGGCTCGATATTGTCTGCAATTAGGTATGCTTTATTTTGGTAAACAAAACCCTGAGTATTATTAGTAATTGGTCCGCCTGTTGCGTCTTCTACTTCTTTACGAACAGTAGGATCAATATCTTCTATTTTTTGGTAGATGCCAACTACACGTTCGTTCTCAGCGCCTAAAAACCCTTTTAGTGTTTTACGGAGGGAATTAACTGTAACACCATTTCTCCTGCGGCGAGTCTTTGAAAACTGAGCTTTATTGCTAGGCTCTTCTTTGACAGCGTCTACAACATTTTTTACATTTAGCTCTTCCGCTGGCACAGACATCAGTGCTTCTTTTTGAGCATCGGTGAGCGAATTCCATGCGGGGGCAGTGCCCTCTGGCAGCATGCCAACTAATTTTTCGTATGCAGCTTGTGTGGCTTCTTCGGTGGTTTGTACGGCTTCTGCTTTGGGAGCAGCTTCGGTTGTTTGGGCGGCTGTTTTAATTTCACTAACAGGAAGCGCTACAGAAGAACCTTCACGCACAACAATTGATGTACCTTGCGATCCTTCATCTACCATTGCAGAATCAAACTGCGGCATGGCTTTAAGTACGGATACAATATTTCCATATCCTGGTAAGCCAGTTGTAGTCATTACAAAACCTTCACTACGCAACGAAGGCAGTTGTCTATCTGGTCCGTTTTCTTTGTTCCATTTAGTACGAGCAACTTCATAAGCAACACGATGCTCTGATTTACGCAGATCTAACGTATTTTTAGTTGACACAACAACCGGGTATACCTTACCACCGGTACTTTCGGTCTCCCCGGTAAAAGCAACTTGCCCTTTTGCATAGTCAGCAGCTATTTTTTTGCTTGGGGTAAAAAACGAAAAATTCTTAAACGAAGTTAGATTAGCGTTTGGCGACCCGTGGTACATCTCTGCTTTGATTGGGTTTGCCTTTGGTGTTACTACTTCGCCTTTGGCTTCTGTTTTGGTTTGACCCTCTTGGGCAGGTTTTTCGGCACCCCGTACTTGTCCGCCCACTTTTTCGCCAGCTCGGGCTTTTGGCTGAACAGATAATTTTTTTGTTTCTCGCTTTTGAACGGCACCTTTAGGCTCCTTAGCTTTCTTAGTCTCTTTGGCAGCACGTACTGTCTTAGCTGCCTGTTTGTTCATCTGCTCAATCAAAGCCTCAAGCTCAGTATTTAGCTCTTCAACCCTAGCGTCATTACCCTCATTCTCAGCTTCTTCAATAGCTTTGCTAAGACGAATAAACTTGGCGTTACGAGTTTCTTCTGCTTTATTTACTTCTTGCAGGCTTGCTGATTTACGATCAGACGTACTGATAGAACCTTCTATATTGGCAAGCTCAGCTTCGTCTAGTCTGACTTCGTCCGGCTGAGTAGTTTGTTGGAGTCGTTGGTCAGCCTCGGCTGCTCTCTGTGCAATATCTTGTAGAGTTGTCTGGATCTCTGTTGGGTTTAGGCGCATCTCCACCGTGGTAGCAAGAAACGCTTCGCTTACCTTATTCGCATTTTCAGTAAGCAACTTATTAAGCTGGTTTGTCCAGTCTTTGACTGTTTCTAAAGAAACATTGTATCTACCAGCTAGCTCTTCGTTGGTAGCTTGTTTTTTGTCACCCAAAAAATCTGCAAAGAATTGGGCTTTCGCTGGCGATTTAGGTGCCAGCTTTAGCATGGTCCGCTCTAGAACTTGTTGGGCAAATTCCTCTTCAGCAGCTAATTTATAGATTTCTGCCAACTGCTCTTGAGCTTCACCAGTTGCTTTGCCCTCTGTAACAGCGGTACTCCATGCCTGTTTGTCTTGGTCTGTGAGGATATCGTAGTCAATACCGCTTACGTCCATGTCCTCCCAAGCTTGGCGTGCTGCAGCATCAGCCTGTTCAGTTACTGCTTGTTGTTGCTGTTGTTGCTGTTGAGGAGCTCCAGAAACTTGTTGAGGTTGCCCAGCAGCCTCGGGTCGAACTGCCGGGGCCGTGTCGAGGGGGCGTTGTCCTTCTGGGTAGGTTGTGACTGTGACAGCCCCTGGGGCTGTTGGGTCCGGTCGTCCACTGGGAGCTCCTTGGTTAGTTACGAGGCCAAGAGTTTGTGCCCCTGGCTGTGCTGCGGTTTGTGCTGCGGTCTGCGTGACTGTAACGCTAGGCTTTACAGTTGCTTTTAGTTTAGTGCGTACTTCTTCGATTTTCTGATATGCAGGAGCTACTTGACCAGTGATGGCCTCATAGAAAGAGGCAAGTTCAGATACGTTTTTATCGGTAATAGTTTTACCGGATTGCCCAAGCCTGTCGATCTGGTCGTTAAGAATATCAGCTGCATCGGTGGCAGTAGCAGCTTCTCTGATCTGAAGTTTATTGAGCTTGCCTTCGATCTGTTTGTTTAGCGCAGAGGCAGTAGTTTTATCGCCTACGCTGAGACCACCTTTTGCAAGGACGATCTGATCAAGCGCTTTTCTAAAATCAGATTTATCACGCTCAATTACGGCAAGATCGGATACAAATTTGTCCAAGCTCTCTTTAGAGTAGAACCGACGCCCTGCTAGGTCAAACCTGTTCGTTGCACCTTCCACGGGGGTAAGACCGTATTTAGCGGCTACTGCGTCGTATTCTTCTTGAGTAACAGGACCTGCGGTTTTTTGTACGGATGGCTCAACAGCTTGTACCGGTCCAGCTGCGCCAAGTTCAAGTTGTCCTGTTTGCTCACCAATCTGCATCGTGGTGTCAAAACCTTGTTGCTGCGCGCCTACAAAACCGCCCACGTTGTACGGGTTGATAATTTGACTAGCAGGGGCTAGTTCAACCGGAGCTTGTTCGTCACTAAATAAAGGCAGTTGTTTATCAAGCCCCAGTGGTGGAGCAGCAGGTTGTTCTGCCTCTGTATCTTGCAACGGTTGGCCTTGGAGCAAATCAGCACCCCTAGGACGTACAGCAGCAAGACCGCCACTAAACACCGCACCGCCAGCAAAACCTTTAGCTCCGGCTACGCCGTATTCAGTAAACGCTTCGTCAGAAAGAGTGTCTTTATACGCACCAAATCGCTCAAGCGCAGTCTGAGGAATCTCTGTAAGCGGACCTTCCGTAATACCACCTTTAACAGCTTGGCGACCAACGTAGCCAAGAAAAGACTGGCCTTCATCTGCTGCTTCACGGGTAACGCTTTTTAATCCTTTAGATGCAATATTTCCGGCTAGTTTTTCAACACCAAAACGCTCAAGCGCTACAGCAGGCACAGTGGCTAGAAGAGCTCGCCCTTTGTCGTCAATACCTTGTTCCCGCTGTTCTTGACGAATACCGCCGTATGTTTGTGCACCGGTTGTGGCTAAACCACCAATTACTCCGCCTGCAGCAGCAAGTGTAGGCACCGCTATAGGAGCAAGAGGTCCAGTGAAAGCACCCAGACCAGCGCCGATCCTAGCACCAAGAAAAGCGCCTCCAGCAACACCGGCTACCTGAGGAACCATCTCCCCCGTAGCTTCACGAACAGTGGTAAGTGGATTATTTAGAACGTCAGAAAAACTTTGAATCTGCGACGGATATCGCTCAGCAATCTCAGTTCCATAAGCTTCTAGGCTGCGACCAATGCCGGGAGCCCCAACATCCTGAAGAGTAGAGCCAATCCCACTGACCAGCTGTCCGTAACCTCGTTTAACATCGCCAGTAAAGCTTGGTTTTGCTACAGGATCAGCCCAGTCTTCTGGGTTGTACTTTACGGTTGGGCTAAAAACAAAAGAAGCCATGAGCAAAACCTCTTAGTTACGGAGCGGCATTAAGGTCCGGTACTTCAGCAGCAAAGTTTCTCACAAGACCTTGGTTTTGTCTTGCAGAAGTTTGGTTAGGAGTCATAAATTCTTTAAGCAAATCATTTTGATCTACCCCTGCTCGTAGCGCGGATTGCGCAGCGTTACTTTTTAAAAACGCCTCAGGATTTCCACGGGCATTTACCGCAGCAGCTTGTAGCGCGCCTTTGGCTTGTTGTGGCAGTTCAATAACACCCGCAGCTCTAAGAGAGTTTGACAAAATGGAGTCAAATTTATTAACCACAACAATAGACTCATTACCTTCTGCGTCTTTTACTTTAGCTTGTGTAAGAGCGAACTTGGGGGCCACAACTGCTAGTTCGCTAGCAATTTCACGCAAACGAGTGGCGTTAAGCCGTGGATCTTTAGACAGATTCAAAAACTCGTCTCTTAGTTTTGTAACAGCTTCTTTGTCTTTTTTGTCTAGCTGTAAATTTTCAATCTGAGCTTCTGCCTCTTTGCCTTTTAGCTTATTTGCTGCAATCGCAGATAGAGAAACTTGACGGGATAAATCATCTCTTAAGTTCTGCTGTACAAAATTTTGAAAAGCCATTGGATCTTTAAACGTCTGCATCTGAGCAACAAGCACTTGGGTGGCTGGGACAATATTGCCATCTGCTCCTCGTACTGCTGGAATAAAAGTATCAGGGAGAGCTTGTCCAGTATCTGATTGCCTTTTAATTGTCAGAGAGCCATCTTTATTAGTTTTAATGCTGGTTACTTTAGCCCCGTCCGGAGTGTACTTGTTGTAGAAATCTTCTGCAGCTTTTAAGTTTCCTGCTTGAACAGCTGGAATTGCTGTAAGTAATGCTTCGTTTCTTTGCGCAGTTTGTAACTGTATAGTTGCCAGTGAGGCATTAGTAAGAGCCGTTAACTGTTTAGCACCTTCAGCTGCATTACCAGCGGCAAAATATCTGTTAGCTGAATACTGAGCGATTTTCATTTGCTCATCAGGCGTAGGCTGACGAGGTGTGCCATCTGGATTAGTTATATATTGTTTGCTAAAAGCCTGAATGTCGCTAGTAAGCGTATCAACTGCTTTGTCTCTTTTTTCTTGTCTCTCAGCGGCCTTAACTTCAAGACCAGCTTTCGTTTGTCGCGTATCAAACTCTGCAGCAGCTCGTTGTTCTGCAGTAACAGCTCGGTCTTCAGCAGCAAGGTCTCTGCGCATACGCAGACCCTGAATAGGATCTGATTTTGAAATAGCCTCCGCATAAGCTTCCATGCGGGCACGATCCATTTGCTGCTGGGTTAGTGGAGTGCCTTGATCGTAAGTTCTACCGAGAAAAGACTGCCCACCAGGGGTATATTTAGTAACTTCTCCGGTAAGACCTTGAGGATTTTCGAAGTTGCTCTGTACTAGGTATTGCCCTGTCTGCGGATCGGTAGTTAGGTTGTAATAAGGAGTGCCATCTTCTTTTTTGGCTTCAGCGATAGCTTGAAGTTGTTGGCCTTGGCCTTCAGTGTATGTAAGCCCCGGCGTAGCCTTAGCAATCTCTTCAAACTCACGCTTTTGTTTGGCTTGGTTGTATGTGTCTAAAATGTCACCAGCTAGACGACTACCAGCTTGGAATCCGGATGCCCAACCCATAATTACACCTCCACCATTTCCATGCCAAGCATGGAGTAGTTAACCGCTTTAACACCACTGGGGGTATCAACAACTGCATCAGGGTAGCGGCGCTCAACATCATCAGCCATAACTCCCTTAAACCTACGTCCCGGCAGGAACACATATTCAAATTCGTAAACCGGCAGACCAGTCTGGTTGTTGATACCAACTTGTACGATATTTCTCTTGACTCGACGATCAGAAATAGCCGCTGCACCCAATCTAGCTCCCGCACCGAGCACAGCTCCCCACATCTCACCCTTAGCGTTCATGGCATTGTTGTACACACCGGCTTGGGTGTTGAGGATATTAGACAGCCCTTGGTTCTGAAGCTGATAACCTTGACCAATAGTGCTACCGCCCTGCACCATACCAGCCATGTACTGGTTACCGGGGGCCATTAGGTTGCCGCTTGCGGCTGTTCCTGCACCAGTTGCTCCGCTATAAGCACCGAGAGATGCACCAGAAAGCCCACGACCAAGGCCTGTTACGTCCATCTGACGGGCAAAACCAAGCTGCTCAGCTTGGCGACGAGTTCCTGTCATAGTGGCTGCGCGGTTAGCAGCAAGGCCGAGGTTTGTTTGTGTAGCCATTGCTTGTGCAGCACCCGAGTTGGGATTAACGCCTCTAGCTGCTTGAGCACGTTGTGTCGCTGATTGTGTAGCAGAAAACGCACGTGCAGCATCCGCTGCAGCCTGAGAAGCCAGTGCATTACGATAATCTGCGGTATTAAAGTCCATTGCCTGCTGAACCAAGCCACGCTCGACGGGGCGAAAGACTTCTTTCTGGTAATCGTAGTAGTCTCTAGCTTGCGCCATCTGCTCGTTTTGAGCTGCAATTTGACTCTCAGCAATTTGCTGAATAGTAGGCTGGAGGTCAGTATATTGTTGCTTCGCAAAAGCAAGTTGCTCACGGCCCAAACCGGCCATGGTTTCTGCTGCTTCTTTAGAAGCCGCTGCTAGCGGAGCATAATCTGGTGCTGGAGCTGATTTACCGCCCATTTTTATTCCTTTCAAGCCATGGACAATCATCTGCCCACATAACTAAAACTTGCATGTCTGCGCCCGGTGCTGCGTCTTTCATGACAAACTCTTTGTAAAACCCCAACCTCAAGTCAAAGTCGATAGTTTTTTGTTCGTCCGTTGGCACCATTCCGGTTATCCTTTTCAGTTCCAGCTGGCGGAAACAATAGTCGCAGACAACAAAAAACAAATCATACATTGCCTTACAAGGCTTAGTGATAGCGATGTGACAGAAAGCATTAGCTCCGTTGATGTTGTGTATAACGACTCCTGCGACAAGCTCATCGTTCATCTCCACGCCAAAAGCATTGAAGTCACCCCAACTACCAGTTTGCAAAACACGTCTAGCGACCCAGTCACCTACTCTTTGCCGATCGTAAAGGACAAGTTCTGCCATGCTGTATTCTATATCATTCAGGTCTAGTAGGCCAGACAATGTCTGTAGGAAAACCGGACTGAGAAGTTATATCTCTTAAAGCTTGTCTATATACTGCCCAGGCTTCTTTTGTTTCTAGCGGAACGTCGGGCAACTGGGTCCAATCCGAAGAAGCCAAAAGTGTGTTTCTTTTTACTCTAGCTTGTCGTGCAGCAGACTCTATGATTTGCTCTATAGATCTAGTTTCCGCCCAAGCTTCATTTTCCCAGACATGATACAAAGACGGTGGCGGAATTCTTTCAACAAACTGGCTGTTCTTTACATAAAACTCAACCATTCTAGATTCATCCGGCACAGTGCCTAATACATACGATTCGTCTTGCGACAACTGTGTTTCTGGACTAAGCCTAGTACTTACCACGCGTTTAATTTCTCCGTTTGTGGTGTTGTATATTGTGTATGTGATATTCATTTTTTGTACTCAATTGCAAACAAGGTTGAGTTTGCTACACCCGGCAACGGATCCCAGTCTATAAAAGGATTAACAAAATAATCTGCTGCTATCTGCAGTTTTGCAGTATAAGTTCCGGCAGCAACGTTGTTAAATATTTTTGTAGTAGCTGAGTAAGTATTGCCACCTATCATCAATCGCACAAGCGGACTAGCTAGATAAGTAATAGTAGAGTCGCCAGAAGACCCATCAGATACTGTTCCTTTTACTTCATCGAAAGACGGAATAAGTTGAACAAGAGAATTATTCTCTTGAACTGTATATGTTAGTGTCAATACATCTTTCCAATTTAAATTGGAATACGAAATAGGTTCGTTTGCCAAAACAGTTGAACTAAAACTAGCGGATGTAGTATCAGTAATTGCATTATTAGTGATTTTATTTGTGCCTACTGTTAAGTTTGCAATTTTAGCTGAGTTAACTTCAAGATCGCCAATCTTGGCAGATGTAATTGCCGCGTCTCCTATTTTTGCGCTTGTTATAGCAGCGTCAGCTATTTTGGCAGAGGTAATTGCCGCGTCATTTATTTTTGCAGATGTGATTGCAGCATCGGCTATCTTTGCAGAAGAAATTGCTGCGTTTGCTATATATGCTTCTCCAATTGCAGCGCCTGCTATGTAAGTGCTAATGTTTGCAGACGTAATCGTACTGAGGTAAGCAAAGCCGCCAAAAGCAGGAATGTTAGTAAGTTGAGTATTCCAGTTTACTGAGTTCTGCGTAGCGAGAGATCCTAGTCCGGTTACTTGTCCTGTAGAAACTGTGTTTTGAGTTGCTAAAGTACCTAGACCAGAAATATTTGCAGTAGTTATCGGCGTCCCGGCACCAAATAAAATATTTCCTGCATTGTCTTTAATCGTAAGGCCACGTGTATCAATCTGAGCTGCGGTTAACTGCCCACGGATAGAAGCAGCACCAAATTCAGCAAAGCCATTACCATGAATCTTCCATCCTTGGCTACCAGCTATATAGTTAGATGACTGTATATACTCGCCTACATTAATAGAACCTGATGTAATTTTCCCTGCAGTAACACTGGCAATCTTGGCGTCATCAATAGCAGCGTTACCAATTTTGGCGTTTGTGATTGTGCCGTTCTGGATAAAACCATCTGTGATATAAACACCGACAGGAACACTGACCCCATTAATTG